TGATCAACGACACGTACTACAACAAATTCATTTTCACCCACAGTTAATGGTTCAGAATTTGCGCCGCCGTTTGCAATATCAGATTCAAAAATGGCAGAAGTCACATTTGAGAAATTTAATGCCGCAGGGACATTATTTTTACCGAAATAATCTGTTTCTTCCACTTTCACGCCGGCTGCTTCTGCTACCGTAGCTAAAGAATCACTACTTTCTGCTGCTTTTGCTTGGAATTTTATCGATAAACTTAGGCGTGAAATTTTATGAATTTCACGGATGATTACACCATCATCATTCTCATACCATTCATCCCCATTACGCGCGATCTTAAACGCAAAAGATGATTGAGTAATATCACCGCGTTTTAGCGGTGCAATAACTAAATCACGAATAGTTGGATTATCTGGTGCGATAATGTCGTATTTAAGGCCTGTTTCATCAACAGATAGACTCAACGTACCAGCTTTACTGCGTCCTAGAATGAAATTAGGGTCGTGATTAAACAACCCGCGCACATCATCTTCAAGCACACCATCAAATGCACCTGGCATAATGATTTCGCGAAAACCCCACATTACTTCAGACATAGTATTGAACACGGAACCATAACCGATAATGTGCGTAGGCTCATCATCTCGGCTTTCCGCTCGCACTTCGCCTGCGTAGGAGCGCTTTTCTACATCACTCATTTGTGTTCTCCGTTTGTTTATTATTTGCTTGTTTTGCCGCATTCACGCTAACCAACATTTCATCCAGTCCATCAACTGGATTCATATCTTCAAGCTGACGAGCTTCATTTCGCGACATCCAACCATCAGTGATAGCAGCATGGTAAAATGTTGCACGCTCTCCTGCAGTACCGCGCATAATCCCAGAAAGATTAAACTTCACGAAGTAACCCGCTTTACGCTCTGCTTCAGTAAAGATTTTTCGGTTTAGTTCCTGTTCCCAATTAACCACCCATGGCATCACGCTGAATCGAATAAATTGGATTGTCTGTTCTGAAATGTTGGAGAATGTCGCCTTCTCCAAATCGTTGATCATGTGCGCCGGAACATTAAAGATACCTGCAATCTCGGAACGGTTCAGTTTCATCATTGAAAGCAGTTCAGTATCGACTGGTGACACGGTCAAAGCCTTATAATCAAGCTCAGCAGGAAGTAATATTGTTTTATTTTCTTCACTTCTCAGCTTTTCTTGTGCGGTTTGCCACATCTTTTTAAAGTTTTCCCACGCATTGCTATTCAGTGGCGTCTTAACTGA